CTTTAACTATATCGGTGTCTGTTATTGCTAACCATTTATATATATTGTCGACCATAGCAAATCTATAAGCTTTGCCTGTAGACGTGTCATAATATAGGTCTCCAAGATGTATATTCTTATCGCTATCAGTTTTCCACTCTGCAGCAGGAACATTACTAAGTGTAGGAATACCTTCATAGAACCATGTTTCTATAGCTCCATCTATTTGATTTTGTAAGTCTGATATGATTTGTGAATTGCTAATAATATTATTAACTGCAGCCTCGCTCAATGTGTTATCCTCGATATACTTATCGATATTTTTACCGCCAATAGTACTCTTAACATCTAATTCTGCTTTTATTTGAAGACATGGCTTGCCTTTACCATTACAATCTTGCTGAAATTTTACATAAGTGCTACCTTCATAGTTATTCTCTGCGGTAGGTCTGTCACCTATATACATATCTCCATATACATTGAAAAAGGCCTTCTTAGACGAATTATTCACTCCATATTCTACATACTCTTTCTTGTCGAATGAATAATTGTCTACTCCTTGATATAAGGTGATACTTGGAGCATAAGTACCAACAGAAGAAAAGAACATACATGTCTGTCTCTCTGGGTTGTCTCTATTTCCGCATTGATTTAAGACGTCACCCTTAGCTGGTCTATCGCTATTTGTTGCGCAATCTGTTACAGAAAGGTCTATATAATGATACTTTTTGCCATTCTTCTCTATTGCTTTATCGTCTCTGCCAATACACAGTCTCCACAAGAAGTGATTGCCCATCTTGTGGTATTTCCCATTGTTTAGATTGAAACTTTCCGAACGTATTAGGTCGCCTATTGCGAAGTCGTTACTAATTTCGTTGCCGTCTTGTTCTGCAAGAAAATAGCAACGATATGCCTCTTGTGAAACATCGTTGTATATTACGCTAACTGTCTGTACATCGTGAGCTGTCACACTTCCTGCAGGAGATAATATAACATTACCGCCTATAGTGGAAGTCTTCTTGATCATCAACTCCTCGAAGATAGCTTTCATTCTTACTTCGAGATAATCGGTAGTAAGGTGTGTGCGTTCCTTGTCATCGACAGACCATTCTCCACCAGTTAATGACACAGAAGAGTAATCGCCTATTTTAAGACCTCGCAGAAAGGTAACTTCGCCAGCTGCTACATCTTCTTTGTCCTTACGCAAGAATGGCGCATTAAGGACATAATCTAATAGAGCAAGAAATGCCGAACCTATACGATTAGCTGTGTTGGCATGAGAGCCTCGTTCGTCGCGTATTTTAGTGAAGAGTTCACGTAGAGCAGAAAACTCTGATTGTATTGACATAATAAAAATGGTGATTAAAAATTAAAACCTCCTTATCGTTCTATCTATAGTATTTTTGCCGTCGCTGAATAGCTGACTCAGATACGATGACACCAAACCATTATATGTGGTGCCATAATACGAAGCTTCAAATTCGTTCAGGCGATGGATAGAGTATAGATACTTCTTCGAGAACCAGTCACGCTTCTGTCTGTGGTGTGGATTTGTCTTCCAGTCCTTCAGAAACTTGAGGTCGCCACCGTTATCATGCTTATATCCATTGCCCACGCCTCGAGCCACATATATACCATACTCAAGGAAATGGTGTTCGATGGTGGTAACAGGACCAGGATGTACCACACCTTGTATCGAGCGGGCCAATGCTCCTGTATCGTTTACTGGTGGAGTGAATTGCATCATTCGCTCACGCCATATATCCACCATAAACTGCTGCCACCCATCCAACCATTTCTGATGTTCGGCATCAGTCATATTGGGTTTAAGTCCATTCCGATTCGTCATAGCATATATCTATTGGTTCCTCGTTTTGTATCATGAAGTACAGTCCTGTCACTCCGTTATATGAGTATCGAGGCAACTCGGATGAGTAGACATTATTCAGCTGCAGGAATGTCAGTCGGTCGTCGCCAAGTTCGTCTCGATCGTGAAGCAGGCGAGAGTGAAACTGCCTAAATATCTGCCTGCATAGGTTCAACTTCTCTTCTCTGTCTATCATGTCGTCTATGCGATAATGAGCCAAGATGAATATCGTATATACATCTCTGCGGAAGTAGCCTACGCCATTCGAGAAGGTCTGTTGCGACGTGGTATCATCCACCATGATGAAGTTCTGCTGCTTCCTGAAGTTCTCCATCACTCCCTGTATAGAGTCAGGACCAGAGCAGAGGCAAGGATAAAACTTATTGTCTTGTGCCAGTCGGCTCGACTTGGCAAGCTGTGTAAAATAGTCGAGAGCTGGAAAAAGGTCTTTTGCCATGGTAATCTGAATTATATGTTATTTATTCAAGTCTGGATACTTGCGTCTGAAGTCTGCTGCCTCCTTGGCTTTAGCGTCGAGTTCTGTCAGCGCTCGCCAACAGTCCACACGTTTCACCTCGGCTTCCTTCGTCACGTCGCCATCTGTCAGAGCTCTAAGCTGCAGATTTATCGACTGCAGTACCGACAGTTCTGTCACATCGTCGGCAGTAGCCTTGCGGAAGAAGTTAGGGAAGGCTCTCGACATAACTAACTTGATATTGGCAAACCACGCTATCGTCGCCAGGCTTTCTTCTATTGTCAGACTCAGCTCGTCAGGTCGAGAGAAGTCGGGCTTGCGATATAGAAACGAGGCGAGCTTATCTATATGCTCCTGTTTCTTCGTCTCGTGGAATAGCTGATATTGCTGTTCCATACAGAGGTATTCGCCAAAGCTGATGATGCGTTTATGTTCGGTATCTTCCTGCAGAAGCGGATGGACCGCCTGGAGTCCTTGGACAACATCCAACCTATTGCCCATATCCTCCGTCGAGTCCACCCAGCTCAACTGCTTAAGAAATGAATGAATTTGCCACGCCTCTATATAGAACACCTTCAGCTTCTCACCCTCAGGCTTATAAGCACACTTCCAGCCATAGCGATTCTTCTCTATCACGCTGATGCCTGTAAAGCGCACAAACATATAAGTCTTAACTACCGTCATATCTGCAAAGGTTGCCATGAGGTAGAACACGTAGCGCAACTGTTCTTGAGTCAGTTCGCTCCACGACTGAGGAGCCTTTAATTCTATATTGATAGTCTTAGCCATTGAATACGAATGCTGATGAATCTTTAGTATTTTTGAAGTGCTCGATATGCGCAGCATCATAGGCTGCTGTCTCTGGATATATAGAGTATATCTCAGGGTTCTGCTCCACCTCGCGCTCTATACGTCGATAGAGTGGGGTAGAGATGGCTGCTTTTCCGCTTACGTTCCATTTGTCTGTGAAGTCGCATATCAGCTGCAGTATTCCTGCATACGGTGTCAGCCTGTCATGGTCATTGCATCGCCACGCATCGAGGATATCATCCATCTGCTCGTCCGATATTCTCAAGCGTAGAGTCTCGTCGGCATCGATGATAGCTCGCTGCATAGCCTGCCAGTCTTGATACGACCGTGCCTTGGTTGCCATGGGCGAAAAGAAGAAATAATTCTCAGTATAGATGTAGCGGATATAATTCTTAGCCTGCATCGTCTTGCCCCATTCTTTAGATCGCAGCAAATCCACGGTCATAGCTCTTGCCCTGCATAGTGCTGTGCGTAGCTGTCCCTCGAGCGCATCCACCCTCTGCTTCGATGCAGGCGATATGGTGTCGTTGGATACTATGCCAAAACCAGTAGGTGTCAACACCAGGTCCAACTGTCTGAATACCGAGAGAAAACCATCCACACACACCATGATTTTATAATACTGCAGTAGTCTGCCATTCTCTCCTTCTTCAGCTATCCGCTTCAAGCCAGCTTCGCCAAGCAGATTGCTTGAGTAATTATCGTTAGCGATGTCTATTGCAGGCATCACACTCGCAAACACCTCGCTATGAGCTGAGCAGCCTACTGGCAGCGCTTGCTCGAAGTCTTCTTTAGATATTGTTATCGTTGTCATTGCTATTGCTATTAGAATTAGTAACCTTCTTGGCATCTTTGTTCTCATCGAGAGTGGTGAGCTGTATCATTGGCACATCTACCGTCACCTTGTCGCTCCATCCGTTGTAGTGGAGTATCAGATGATAAGGCTTAGTCAGTATGTCGTGGCATGGCTTCTCTATAGCCTGCTTCAGCGTAAAGAGTTCGCGCTTGTCGCTACCTGAATTGTTCATCTGACTCTTGCCAGGTGTGGCTCCCACCAGGTTAGGATGAATGCCGAAGGCGAAGCAGAGAGCATTCGAAGCTTCGCTCATATCGTCGCTCCAGTTGCCACCTTCCTTCTTGTTGGCATCGTTGAGTGGCACTATGCGCACCATTCTGTTC